GAGTCCGGCCAGACGAAGCATTACGACATGACCAAAGGCAAATACAGCCTGGTCGTAACGGTCGGCAAAGCCTTCAATTCGAAGCGGATGGAGACTTTCGACACGATGCAGCAAGTGCTGGCCACTCAGCCGAATTTGATGCCTACGATCGGCGACATCTTCTTCAGGAACTCTGACCTGGCTGGCTCGGAACAGCTTGCTGAACGTTTCCACAAGATGCTCCCGCCGCAGCTTCAGGATGATAAGCAGAACCAGCTTCCACCGCAGGCGCAGGCTGTTATGGCGCAGTCTCAACAGCAGATGCAGGCAATGCAGGGCGAGCTGCAAAAGCTACAGTTTGAACGTCAAGCTAAGGTTGCTGAGCATCAGGGCAAGATGCAACAAATCCAGATGCAAGCCCAAGCCGACATGGCGCTTGAGGATAAGAAGCTCCAAACTCAGATTGCCGTGGCGGAGATTCAGACAAAGGCGCAGATGGACCAAGAGCGCGCGCAGTTTGTCGAGGATTTGTGGAAGCAGTTCCATGGACAGGCGCATGAGGCTGGATTGGCAGCGCAGAAGCATGCACATTCCCGCGTCATGGCTTCGCAGGCGCATGAGCAAGCTCAGCAACAGGCTGAAATGATGGCAGCCCAGCAGCAAGTCCAGCCTGAACAGGTTTCGCAGTAAATTCGCTGGCCCGGCGTCAAGGGCAGACCCTTCATTGGAGTACCAATGGCAGAACATCAGACGCAGGCGGTTTCGTCTCCCGCAGAGGTAGTCGATCCATTCAATGGGGAAAATCTCAGTTTTGACGAGTATTCCCGTTATCGCAAGGAAAACGAGATTCCAGCAAGGTTCAAGACCACCGAACAGGCAGAAGCGGAAGCTGCTGACGCGCCGGAAGAGACGGCGGACTCCGAAGCTGAGGCTGAAGAAGCCGAAGCTGAAATCGAAGGCGAACCGGAACCGCCAAAAGAAACGCAGGGGCCGAAAGGCAAAGGCGCAGAACAGCGCATCAAGCAGCTACTGGCAGAGAAGAAGCATCTTCAGGCTGAGCTGGAAGAAGTTCGCAGACCTAAACAGGCGCAAGCGGCCCCGCCTCCCGCAACTCCGCAGAGCTATCAGGAATGGCGCAAGGATTTCAAGCCTTCTCAGTGGATTGAGGATTATGCGAAAGCAAATCCCGATGCTACCTATGAGGATGCGAATGCTGCTATGGCTGATCGCCTGGGTGAGGTACGCGAACATTTCAGCACATCCGAAAGGGCCAGAACTGAGGCAATGCACCGAATTGAGAAGGCTAAGAGCGAAGCAATGGAAGTCTATCCCGACTTCCTCGAAATAGCTGAGCCGATGGCCGATAAAGTCGTAGCCATCATCCACAATCCACAAGCGGATGCGACTTTGAAGCGTGCATTGCTCGATCCAGAGGGGCATCACATTCTCTATGCCCTGGGCTCGGAGCCGGAACTTGCCGCAAAATTTGAGAAGTTGGCATTGTCCGATCCGGCTGAGGCTATCTACCTCTGGAAAAGCTTGAAAGCTGAAGTTCGTAAAGAGCTTGAAGTGACGCCTGCCAAAGAAACTCCTGCAAAACAACAGACTAGTGCTCCGAAGCCTCCCTCTTCCGTAAAGGGGAGCAGCTCGCGGACCTTCGATGTGAGCGACGAAAGCCTTTCTCCCGAGGAATGGATGCGGAAACGCACTGCAGACCTCAATACGCGGAAAAAGGGTTAGCGCTCTTAGGAGATTCAAATGGCTAATAGCCTGCTTTCGCCGACAATCATCACGCGGGAAGCCTTGCGCATCCTGCATGCCAACCTCAACTTCATCGCCAACATCAACAAGCAATATGACAATTCCTTTGCCAATTCCGGGGCCTCTCCTTCGGGGAAGATCGGTCCTTCGCTCACCATTCGCATGCCGAACCTGTTCACGGTACGCACTGGCGCGACACTCGCTACTCAGGACGTAGTCGAAACCAGCCAGGTTTTGACAGTTTCCACACAAAAAGGCGTGGACTTTGTCTTTTCCTCGCAGGATTTGACTCTTACCATCGATGAGTTCAGCGACCGCTACCTGAAGCCTGCGATGTCGAAGCTGGCTACCACAATCGAAGCCGATGCGCTCAGCATGGTGCTCGACGTCTACAACGCAGTCGACGACAGCGGAAATGCCTTGACCTACAAGGACATTGCCAATGGCCGCAGGCTGCTCAACCAGTTCCTTGCGCCGGATGATGGAGAACGCTGCGGTATCCTGACTTCCGGGCATGTCGTATCGTTCCTGGATGCGATCAAGGGCTTCTTCAATCCGCAGGAATCGGTATCGCGGCCCTATTTGTTGGGCAAGATTGGCAAAGTCAATGGAATCAATACCTATGAGAATACGGTATTGACGCCATTCCAGTCTGGCACGGCCGCCGCAGTTACTGGTTACTTGGTGAATGGCGCTGCCCAAACAGGCGCTGCCATCACAGTCGATACGGGCACAACCACATTCACAAAAGGCGACATCATCACCTTTGCTGGCGTGAACGCGGTCGATCCTGAAACCAAGAATGATAGAGGCTTCCTGCAACAGTTCGTACTTACGGCTGCCGCAGGTCCTACCGCTACCAGTCTTGCCATCTCACCAGCCATTGTCACCACGGGCGCAGCCCAGAATGTATTTGTTGGTCCGGCTGACAATGCTGCAATCACCAAGGTTGGCGGAGCGGCTTCCGCCCTCTATCAACAGTCGGTATTGTTCCATCCTGAAGCCTTCACTTTCGTGAGCGCCGATCTGGTGGATGTATCGAAGTTCGGCGCATGGGGCGCGCGCCAGGTAATGGACAGCATTTCGATGCGCATTGCCCGGCAATACAACATCACAAACGATACGGTTCCTTGCCGCATCGATGTGCTGTATGGCTACAAGACACTGCGTCCGCAGCTGGCCGTCCGTGTGATTGCTCAATAACTGCCTGAAGGGGCTGGCAAAACTGCTGGCCCCTATTTTTGCGAAAGAGACTCGATACATGCCTATTCCTCCACCTCCGGCATCGAACAATTCGATCACCCTGAGCGCATTGCAGATTGTCAGCAGCGCGCTGAGGCTGATTGGGGTCATTGCTTCCGGGGAGACTATCGATATCAGCACGGCGAACGATAGCTTGACAGCCTTCAATCAGATGCTGGACTCATGGAATTCGGATCGCTTGGCTATTTTCACGACAGGATTTCAGGATTTTCCTCTGGTGCTGGGAAAGCAGACTTACACAATGGGCGGCGGCGGCGATTTCGATGTGCCGCGTCCTCCACGGATCGATGGGATGAGCGCCATGCTGCTCGATAACCCGGCCAATCCGATTGAAGTTCCCATCATGATGTATACGGTCGAGCAGTGGCAATTGCAGATGCCAGTCAAACAGGTAGATTCCTCTTTCCCGCAAGTTTGCTATGACGATGGGGGATTTCCGCTAAGAGCGCTGAGCTTCTGGCCTATTCCCATCAATGAGATCAACGCGGTCAGAATTTATAGCTGGCAACCGCTTTCGGTGACGTCGACGCTGAATACCGCGCTTGCCTTCCCGCCTGGATATTCTGAAGCGTTCCGCTATAACTTGGCTATCCGCTTGGCCGCTGAGTTTGCTACTGCAGTTCCCGCGGCAGTGGCGCAGATTGCCAATGAGTCGTTGGCGCGGGTCAAATCGATGAACAATCCAGAGCTCAACCTGCGGTCCGACTTGATTCCGTTCGATGGCGGCTATAACTACAAAGCAGACCTCTTTGGCATCCCATTTTAGTTATACAACTATGGATGGATGAGGTAATTGATGCAGGAGATTCTATTCTAATGGCCGAACAGCTTCCAAAAGTCTACTATCCGGGCAGCAAGGACAGAAGCGATCCAACCAAGCCCAAAACTCTTATTCCCAGCACGCCAGATGAGCTGGCTGCCCTGTTGCGGATTGGCTGGAAAGTAGTGGAACAGTAATGAGGGTGGGTTTCATTGGTCCGAGCTACACTTCGCGCTCGACAGCGGTTGCCGATGAGGAGTGTATCAATTTCTTTGCCGAAACACTGGAATCGCAAGGATCGGTTGTGCCGTCAAAGTCCTATGGCGGCCAGACGGCTGGCGCAGTCCGCAATTACTATGGCACGCCTGGGCTATCGGTATTCTCGGCATTGCCGGATAAGCCAGCGCGAGGCGGATATTGGACTGGGACGCGCTGCTTCTTCGTAGGCGGGACGCAGCTCATCGAACTGGCAGCGAACGGAACGCAGACGGCGCGTGGCGCAGTTGCGAGCGATGGACAGGCAGTCTCGATAGCAGCCAGCAATATCCAACTGCTCATCGTCTCCGCTGGAAAGGCTTACTGCTACACCTTGGCAACGGATGTATTGGTTGAGGTTACCAGCTCGTTGGCCGGTATTCCGGTACGCGCAGACTATTCAGATGGCTACTTCATCGTCTGCTTCGCGAACAGCAACAAGTTTCAGATGTCGGGAATTCTTGATGGCATCACGTGGCCCGGAGTGCAAGTCAATGCTATCTCGGTATTCCCTGAGAATATCACTTCGATCATCGTCAACCACCGCGAGCTTTGGGTGTTTGGATCAGGCCATGCGCAGCCGTATCAGGATACTGGAAGCGTAGAAATCTTCGATGTGATTCCCGGCGCTTTGATCGAGATGGGCAATGCGGCAACTTTCGCTCCTACACGCCTCGATAACTCGATTTTCTGGATTGGCGAAGATGAACGTGGAGCGCGCGTTGCATGGCGATCGCAGGGCTATACTCCGGTCCGGGTATCGACGCATGCAGTCGAGACCGACTTGTCGAGCTATGCCGACATCTCGAAGCTGGTAGCTTATTCCTACCAGGATGGCGGGCATCTTTTCTGGGTGCTGTACATTCCCGGAGCGCAGTGGTCATGGGTATTCGATGTGAGCGAAAGCCTGTGGCACAAGCGGGCGCAGTGGGTAAATGGGCAGTGGAAGCCGCACTATAGCTGGAATCACATCTATGCCTTCGGGAAGCATCTCGTGGGAGACTGGAATTCCGGCAATGTATATGAGTTGAACCTCAGCAATCTTACTGATAGCGGCAATCTTATCCGCAGACTGCGCCGGACTCCGATAATCTCCGATGAGATGGCCTGGATTTACCATGCGGACCTTACCATTGACTTCGATACAGGCCTTGGACCCCAGCCGCCTTTGCTCGACGGCAACAATGCGCCTAGGCAGCCGCAGGCCATGCTTCGTTGGAGCGATAACCGGGGGAAAACATGGTCCAACCAGCACATAGCCGACTGCGGGTTTGCCGGGCAGTACAATGTGCGTTCGGTATGGAGGCGTCTAGGACGTTCAAGGTATAGGGTTTACGAGCTCAGCGTGACAGACCCGATAGCTTGGACCGTGATCGACGCCTACCTGAGAATCAATAGCTGATGAGCACAAGCATACCAAATCTCGTAGTCGCGCCCACAGTCCCAAATACTCCTCTCATCGATCCCCTTACGGGGCAAATGAGCTGGGCATGGCTGAAATGGTTTCAGAACATTACTCAGGCAGTCAATTCCGGATTAACGCTGCTCGGGCAGTTCATCGGGGAATTGAGTCAGTCTACGCAAATCAGTGGCAGGGCCGGAACTGTGGGCAGTATTACCCAGAATATCGATGCAGCGGGAGTGATAGAAGGGCCGGGAGTTGACTTTGCGCGGCCGTATGTGAACAAGAATACGGATAACATCGCAGACGGAATAGGAAATCCCTTGCAGGGCGGCAAGACAGCGTTTCAGGCGCTAATCACATCTGGGCCATCTGCGGGCAAGGCGCTTATCTTCAATGGCGTGGCATGGGTTCCGGCACAGGTTACCTACGGAGATATCGGCGGCACCCCCACATTACCAGCAAATGAGCCAGCGGTTAGCAACCAATGGATCAACAGCTACGATGCGAGTACAGGGCTATTTACTCGCGCACAGCCTGCTTTCTCTAACATCAGCAGCCAGCTTTCCACTGGCCAGCTTCCGCCTTCCGGCTTCAGCGGCACAGTGCCGCTGGCAAAGATCACGGTAGGCGGCACAGATGGCTCTCTGACTGCAACCAATGGCCTTATTACCGCAGTGGTCAATCCAACATGATCCGCGAGGTTCCGGTCGCAGAGATTTTCGCGGCTCCAAATATGAAAGAGCTGTTTTCTGAATATGCGGTTGAATGTTCCATCCCGCTCATCGGAGAAATCAACCCGCAGCCCAAGATTTATGAGGCTATCGAGAAGGCTGGGATCATGCAATGCTTTGGGGCTTACGAAGATGATCTTCTGGTTGGCTTTGCGACTGTTTTGATGATGGTCCTTCCGCACTACGGTAAAAAGACAGCGACGGTAGAGAGTATTTTCATCGCGCATGAGCACCGGGCTGGGGGTATCGGGCGGAAACTGCTGAAAAGTATAGAGGGATTTGCAAAAGGTGCCGGATGCGTGGCAATTCTTTATAGCGCTCCGGCTGACGGAACGTTTGAGAGGCTGCTTTCGCTCTCTGGGTATGCGCACACCAATGCAGTGTTTTGCCGGAGCCTGCTATGAGTGCACTGGTAGTTCCTTATCCGGCATTGTCTCCAACTGAGCCAGAAGTAATTGAAAAGCTGTTGGAAGTTCAGGGGAAAATCCTTCAGCTTGAACAGGTTCCAATTCAGACCGAGCATGTGATCCATGCTGGCATGTATTCGCGGACGGTGACCATGCCGCCCAGCACGGTTCTGGTGGGAGCCTTCATCAAGCGGCCCACGATAGTGATCACGGTCGGCTCGGGCCGGGTGCTGATAGGCAAGGATTGGGCGGAAATCGGCGGATATCAAGTCCTTCCGGCCAGTGCCAATAGAAAACAGATATTCGTTTCATCGGGTCCATTGATCATTACCATGATCTTCCCAACTTCGGTGAAGACGGTGGAAGAGGCAGAACGGGAATTTACAGACGACCATGAGCTTTTGCTTTCGCGGCGACAGGACTTGAATTCAGTAACAATCACAGGTGAATAGATGAGTGGAGCACTTACAACAGCGGCAATCGTCGGAGGTGTCGGGTCCTTAGCCGGAGGCGCTATTTCTTCAAGCGCAGCCGGAAACGCGGCCTCTGCGCAAGCCAATGCAGCTACTCAGGCCGCGCAGCTCCAATATCAGGCTTCCCAGAATGCGCTCGACTTCCAGAAACAGCAGTGGAATACTACTCAGCAGAACCAGCAGCCTTGGCTACAGTCGGGAACTGGAGCGCTATCGAATCTCGACTATCTGATGGGCATCTCTCCGCAATCGCCATCGTCCTATGCGATGCCGGGAACTAATGGAACCGCAAATGCAGGCGGCTCGAATGGCCTTCAGCTATCGGCCCAGCCTACTGGTGGTCCGGTTCAGCCCAATAGCGGCAATCTGCCTGTAGCCAATCCAGCTCAGGCCACATCTGGAGCTCGGCAAGCCGTGCCTGGCGCGCAGGGAGCTACTTTCCAGACAAATCCGGGAACACCGGGAGTTTCGTCAAATGCCGTACAAGGCGTGCCGCAGATGGGGTCAACTACTGGGCTGCCTGGAAATACAGCCACTGGCACCCCGTCTCTCACTACGGGAACCGGAGGATTCAGCACGACTCCTACCAGCTCTGCGAGTGGCGGCTATGGCTCGCTGATGGCCCCCTGGACGGGGACTTTTACTTCGCCGGACGCCATCACGGAGCAGAACGATCCTGGATATCAGGCTCGTATGAAGCTTGGCACCGATGCGATTCAGCGCTCGGCGGCGGCGGCGGGCGGGGTAGTGACGGGCGGGACAGCTCAGGCGCTTGACCAGTATGGGCAGGACTATGCCTCGAACGAGTACAACAATGTTTACAACCGCGCCTACCAGAACTATGCGACTGGCTATAACCAGTTTGAACAGGATCAGGCCAACCAATTCAATCGCTTGGCTGCCATCTCGGGAGTAGGTCAGACGGCAGCCAATCAGCTTGCGACATCGGGGCAGGCAGCGTCGAACAACGTTTCCAGCAACTTGCTGAATACGGCGCAAAATATGGGAACAAGCTATCAGAATGCAGCGGCTGCCAATGCTTCAGGCATAGTGGGCGGGGCGAATGCCTGGAATAGCGCCCTGAGCGGAGCTGGTAGCAGCCTTAGCCAGCTTTCCATGCTGCAGCAACTCTTCGGCGGAACAAGTAGCGGCGGATATGGCAATTCTGGCGGCGCTGGATATTCCTACAACCCATATCAACCGCAAGACTGATTACCTAGATAAGGCGGCAAAAGATTATGTCATCGATACCTCTTCCGGCTCTCGATCTCCGGGCACCGCAACAGCAAAATCCGCTGGAGCAGTATGCGCAGCTCGTCCAATTGCGCAATGCGATGCAGAATGCCCCCTTGCAGCACCAGCAGTTGCAGCAAGAGGTGCAAGCCGGACAGCTTGAGAATCAGCAACGCCAGCAGCAAGCGAAGGATCAGCAGGCCATGACGTCTGCTATGCAGCAATGGGATGGCAAGAGTTTCGATGAGCTTGCCCCGTTGGTCATGAAGAGCGGCGGCTCAGCTCAGGCCGTCATGGGGCTGAAGCAGAAGGCATTGGAACAGCGGAAACAGGCTTCGGAAATTGCCAAAAGCGATGCGGAAACAGGTTCGAGCAATGTTGCGACGCTGCTTAAGAAGAATGACTTGGTTTCGGGCGCTCTTTCAACGGTAATGCAGGCACCGGACGATCAGCTCCCGCAGGCCCTGATGGCTACTACCCAGCAACTTTCGCAGCAAGGCTTGCTCGATCCTCAGCATACCCAGATGGCTCAACAGATTGCCCAGAGTGGCGATCCGAATAAGATTCGGCAGAGTCTCGATACCTTCCGCAAGGGCATGATGTCCTATTCGCAGCTCTTGGATGAGGAGCAAAAGAAAGCTCAAACCGAAGAAACCAAGGCCACTACCCAAAAGACGAAGGCCGAGATGGAGTTTGGCGGAAATCAGGCGATGGCCGACTCCAAATACCGCTTTATCCAGCAAAAAGCTGCGTCCGGACAGAAATTGCAGCCCGATGAGCAGACATTTGTTAGAGCTTATGAGAAGCAGAAGCTTCTTGTGCCACAAGCTACGGCCCAGGTGCGCATAGAGGGTATGCAGCAATCCCGCGAGTATCCGGTATTCGACAATCAAACCCATACGACTCTCATGCTGAACGCGGCCGACATCAATGCAGCGAACCGGGCACAGCCTGGACGTTATAGTGCACCCGGATACACGCCTGAAGCGCTTGGGCAGAAGGGCTCGACCGAGTACTTTACGAAGGGCAAGGGCGGTCAGCAGCTTACAGCCTTCAATACCGCCATGCAGCATCTCGATACCCTCGACAAGCTTTCGGGCGAGGACAGGGTCCCTGGCGACGAATACGCTGAATGCAAGGTGCATCGCATCGGTTATGCGCGCATGGAAATCCCGTATCTCCGCAAAGCCCTCTGACGAAAACGTCACGTTCCGAGCTATTTTCTTGGCGGCGAGGTCCATCAGGCTCTTGTCGATGATGTCTCCAATGTGTTCGAGATTTGTCGCGAACGATAGTATTTCGACCTGTCGTTGCTTTTCAGTTTCGGAAATATTGGCTTGTGGAATGCCCAATAAGAAGAGTTTGATCTTTTCGTTTAGCTGATCGACGGAATTATCGGCCTCTGTGACCTTCCTAACGAGGCGGGCGTCGCTCCGCTCGATTGCAGCTAGGGCGTCCCGCAGCATCCCAGCAACATGGTCGCCCATGTGGAGCGCCTCGCGCGCCGCCGACGCGAGCGCATCGGCGGGAGCTTCGAGGAAGCTAACACCAAGATATCGAGGTTGGCCGGCGATGTTAATGTCAGGCCGGTCCTTATCAATTTTCGTCAGAAGAGC